CGTTTTCGTACTTTGGTCTGTCGAGCAGGGCGTTGATGTTCTTGATTCCCTTTACAATGCTCATATTTTTCTCCTTTGTGTGTTTGTATTAGTTTAGCATAGACTCTATGGTTTTGTCAAACGAAGACCTTAAACTTTTAATTTCTTCATCTGGCATATCGCCTATGTCTTTGTATTGTTTATTTAGTTGTATAACGGAAACACGAGATCCAAGTTTTTCAATTATCCTGTCTTTCATGTTTCCACCTGCCTCATCATTATCTGCAATAACAGTAATGTTATTGAAATACTTTTGAAGCAATTCTATTTGTTTACCTGATACATTAGCCCCAAGTGTTGCCACTGCAGGAATCCCCAGTTGGTCAAGTCTAATAACGTCAAACGAAGACTCTACAACATATACTATATCAGATTTCTTAACACGGTGCAAGTTAAAAAGTGTTTTGCTTTTTGGTAATCCTGGAGTATTCTTAAAGTCTTTACCTTCAATAGATCTTCCAACAAAGCCAAGTGTGACTCCGTCTGGGCTGTGTACTGGAACAGTTACCATATCCTGTTTTTCAGAATACCCTAAAGCAAACTTAGAACAAGACTGTTGATTTAGTTTACGATACTGAAAATAATTCTTTGCTCTTTCAGATGAGGCAACATTGTTATGAAGTCTTTTAATAATTAATTCATCAAATGGCTTGTACTGTTCCTCTTTTACTAAAGCACGATCAATCTCAACTGCGAGATTGCTTTCTTTTTCTTTACTCTTTATAAATCTTGCTGACTCAAAATATGTTCTGCCAGAGGTGTGCATTACTAATTCTATGAGGTCTGCAGATTTCTGACATGAAAAACAAAAAAACATTCCATTGGTCTTATGAACTTCTCCTGCTGGTGTTCTGTGGTTATTATGAAATGGACAAAATATTATAAAATCTGCATCTAATTCTGACTCGATTGTTGTGCCTGATCCAGTGATGACTCGCTTGACTTGTTCGGCTGTATAAGGACTGGATTGGTTCCGTCTATTCCTGCTATCCATTCGCTCTTCCTTTTCCCTGCGTAAACCCCGTGTATTGATAATTCAAATTCAAAAAAGTCTTTACTATCATTATACAGCAAAGTGAAGTCTGGGTCAAGATCAATTCTTGGAACATACCCACTCAACCTCATCTCTGAAACTAGCAATCTTACATACTCTATCTTTAATCTTCCAAGCAACGCCTCATCTTGAATTATCCCATTAAGATAAAACTTCTTGAGTGGCTTATGATGATAAAAATCTGGTGGTATGTTCTCAGTGTTTTTAGACATACCATATTATACCTACTTATCTTCAAAGTCTTTATACCTGTAGTATCCCTTGTCAAAGTCGCACTGGACTAGAAAATCTCCCATAAAACCATTACGGTTCTTTCTAAAAGCACACTCGATAATGTCGCTATTCGTTCCACGGCCCAGAGCAAGTACCCAGTCAGCATCGTAAGCAATCTGTCTAGACCAGGCTGTCTGGCCCAGTGTAGGGACGGTAGACAGGTCATTAACGTCATCTGGTGTAGCAGATGAGATAGCAATGATAGGGACTTCTTCACCAATAGCCATTAGTTTAAGTTCTCGTGAAAGGTTCTTCATTCGTACCGTTTCATTATCTGACTTTTGATTAGGAGCCATCAATTGTAAATAGTCAACAATCACAAAGTCTGGCTTATACTGATCAATCTTTCCACGGAGTACAGAAGGGTTTATCTCTCCACCCTGATCATTTGAGATAATGTGAAACTCTGGCTTGCCCTGAAGATTCTTTGCATGCCATTCCTTTAGCATATCAATCTCTATCTCACCATTGCTAATCTTTCTGTGAGACCAACGACCTTCTCCCATGATAGTAAAGACACGGTTACGAACTTCTGTTTCAGACATCTCAAGAGAGATTACAAGGGGCGTCTTACCCTGCTTCCAGGCCTGTACAGCGAAGTACAGTGCTAACCAGGACTTTCCTATACCTGGGTATGCCAAGAAGACTCCCAACTGCCCTGGCATAATTCCAGATGGCAGATAGTTATCAAATCCTGGCAAGCCAGTCTTGATGCCAACATGACCTAGGGCTTGTTGCTTCTTTACATTTTCAAAGTAAGCAATCGCAGACTCTAGATCTGTGACATCAATATCACGAATAGCAGCAGTATTCTTTTTTAGTTCTGAAGTTTTTGTAATAAGATCATTTAGTGCAACAGTTCCCTGATTGTTTTGCACATTTGTTGCTGCTGATCTAATGATATCCTTTAGGCTATCATTTAAATACTCTCCTTGAAGTTCTTCAAGATGATGCTTTGTGGCACCGACACCTGGGACTGGATCAAAGTCACGAAACTTTTCTCTTACTAAGTCTACTGGAGGAAGGGATGAATTGTTCTCAAAATAAAGTCTTACAAAGTTCCAGATGTCTCCGTGGGTTCTAAGAAGATTGTCTACGTTGGCCTGTAGCAGAACATGGATCTGCTTATCCTGAAGAACAGCAGTAATTAGTTTTGACTCTGTATTATTCACTTAGCCACTCCTTCGCCATTCGTCTACGCTCTGCTCTTTCTTGACTGTCTTTTAGTCTATCTTTTTTTGCCTGTAATATTTTTTCTGCATTGTATGCAAAGTAATTCCATGATGGGCTTTCTGAAACTGCAAAGTAGTACTCAAGTATCTCGTAGCATCCTGACAATGTGTAAGACTCAACAAGAGCATCAGATGCCCATTGTTCTACATTTAAGTTTAGAGATGGCTTTGATTCGTACCTTGCGGTATGATACTTGCTGTATCTTGAAAGCAAAGCCATACGGTCTTTGCGTTCGGCCATTACTTTTCTTCAGCCTCGGACTGTGCTTCTAAAATCTTGGCAGTTAACTTGTCTTCAACAAACTTGTAGACTCGCTCAAATGCTTGATCTGGGGTTTCTCCGCTGCGTCTTGAATCAACAACACCAAGATCAAGTCTTAGTGATTGAAAGTTACCAAGGTTAAGCGTGTATCCTAATGTAACAGATACCTTTGTGTCTTCATTTTCCATTTTATACCCTTCGTTAAATAGACTCGCTCCAAATTGGAACAAACTGTCCGTCTTCTGTTCTTCTATATGTAAGTATACCATCGCCCATTCTGCGTGTCAACTCTTGCTTACTGGGCGTAATATCATTTGTTATTAATTTATCTTTTCTTGGTCTGCCAATATGGTACGTAGCAAGTATATCACGTATGGCTCTCACTTGCGATTCTGAGTAGTATGACCTTACTTGGAAACCTCTTGCCCCACCTTTTTGAGATCCCGTTGGAAATGGAATGACTCCTCGTTTCATTAGTGATGGCATATATTTTTTATGACGATTAACTAAATCAGCAGTCTCTCTAACGGTATAGGCTCGCTCTCTTTTCTTTTTAAAATCAGAAACTAAACAACTTTCAATCTGATCTTTTGTAATATTATAAACAGACATAATCCCATTAGACTTATTGAGGTGGTGAATTCTAACAAGATCACCATTTAAAAACCAAACCTTTTTGTTACCTGGTATTACAGGTGACTCATTGTACTTTTCGCTCTCAATTGTTCCCTTTTTAGTAGCCATCGGCCCTCCTGAGAATTACTAGGTGGATGAAAAAATTTTCTTAATCCACAAAGAATGCAATATAGTTCTAGATTATTTATTTCTGTGTACTGTCGATCTATTAGCATTCTTCCATTACATTTTATACATTTAATCACGATGTAGGTTTTCCAACTGCTATTATGTTAATTCCTATCGGAGTCTCTCCTCCAACATTAAATCTTGCAAATCCTTCAACCTTTGATGTTGATATACTATTAATTGTAACTGTTACACCCTTTCCTGAATCTGTTGTGTCTTTATTGTATGGTGTTGCTGTTACAACTGGAGGATATGCAAACTGCTTTTTAAAGTCATGAGACCAAGAAATGGAGGTTCCTGCTGTTTGAAGTGATGCTGGTGAAACTGTTGTAAAAGCCGCTTCAATTTGAGCCTCAGAAGTTTTCATTGCTTGTGGACCTTCTGGTCCTTTAGTGTATACCCCAACCTCACCTTTTCTAGACTCGCTGCCTAATTGATTGTATAACTCATTAATAGATCTAACAATATCATATATATAGGTAACATCTAGTGGCTGCCCACGCTCAGGTACAGGTAAAATTGGCATAATATAATTATACCAGATCCTTGGTTTGAGAATAGACTTCTAGATGATTGGTTCTTACTAATGTTATTGGGTCAATTACGTCTGCAAGTGTCGGGTTAATAGAAGAGATCTGGACAACTACTCTTACAGACTGTGTTCCATTTTTTAAAAAAGAATAACTATTTGAGGCAGTTGAGTTTAAGTATGTTGGAGTTACTCCGTCAAAGCCGACAAAGATGTCATAGGTTACTTGTGTTGATGACTGACCCGTTGTCCAATTTACCAAGATAGTATTACCAACTTGATTAATATCTCCTGGTCCAGCGACCAAAACATTAGATCCAGTGATAAATATTTTTGAATAGGCAGACTTTCTGTTTTTATCTTCCGATACAATTCTAAATCTTATAACTCTTGAATTTGAAGAAGTTACTTTTCCAAGAAGTTCTTTTTTAATAACAACATTTTTAATTCCTTTATCTGCCACGGCTAAACCCCCAAGGAGAATCTAAATTCAATATAGTTTGTTGTATTTGCTGCCTTTATAATTGGCCTTGATCCATCGTTTCTAATTACAGAATAGCCAGTAAGTCCATACAAAGAGTTTGTTGATGTAATGTTTTCTAGTCTCAAACCATCCAAACAAACATAGAACAAGTCTGATGGCTCTCCTGCTTCAGTTACACAGGAATATATTTTTGCCACAGTAACTTCTCTCCAATCAAAGTTGTCAGTCTTGTTTAAATCCTTTAGCGCCTTTTTTACAATTAGGTATCTGTTTGTTGAGAGGTTTCTGTTGTCTGGTGATGTTCCAGCCGTATAACCAAGATCGTCAATGTCTACTTCAAACCTAGCGTACTCTTGAGGAGTATCTGACCCTGTGTAAGAAAATTCTAAAAGAATCTTAACATTGTCTGGAACTGTATTTGCGCTAGGGCTTTTGCTTACAACAGAAAATGCTAGTCTCAGTTCATCAAGTGGACTATTTTTTGTAAAATCTACATTTGTTTGATTAAGCCGAATATACTTTGGCTCTGCACCTATTTCTAATTTACCTGAAGCATTCCTTGTTAGTCTAGAACTGTTTCCAGCCATAGCAATGATGTTATTTAAAAACCTACATCTTTCATTTCTTGCCACTCTGTCTGTATTTGTAAAAATTCTATTGTCTGCGTTGGTTTCAAAAACACTTGATGTCTGGTTTATAATTCCATTATCAGCCTCTCCATCTAACGGGGCATAGACAGAAGGTATTTCAATAGCAGAAGAATTAAAAGGCTGATATAGCCAATTGTCTGTGTCAGCAAAAGAGTAGACATTTCTACTATCAAAAGATCCAGCAACTGGGTTTGAGGCAGCAGAAAAGATTCCAATCTCTGTTATTTCATATCTTTCCTCTGTTGGTAGTTCTGCTGTTAGGACTACCTTATCTATCCCGTCCTCATTTACAAAACCTCTGGAAACGATAGGGACACGAAACATCTCAAAGTCCAAAGAATTCTTTAGACTGTAGTCGCCAAAAGACCCGTCAGAAGCCAGTGGAGAGGCTCCACAGCCCACAGCAATGTGGGAGGCATACGATTGGGTCTGTCCTACAAGATACTTGGCTAAAAGATTTTTACCTATATTAGTTATCATTAATTTCCTCCACTATGTATTGTATCACTAAAAACATCTCCACTGGTCAATATCTGAACCTCTAACTGTTCATCATTCATAGTATTAATTAGATTAATAACCAGGTCCCCTGTGATTGGGTCAATATATACAGACTTACAGTTTGGCACTTTTGTTCTTTTTGTTAGGTCTGTGTCTGTTCCAACTAGATCGTATCCAGTTCCGCACTCAGGAAGTCTATCAAAAATGGAAAAAGATAAAGATTTAAAATAAGAGTCAGATGACTGAAGCCTTACAATATTGTTTGGGTTGTATTGTGAATATAGATCTGTTAAATTTTTAATTGGAGAGTAAGAAACTTTTTGTCCATTTACTAAATCGTGTCTTGATATTGTTGATAGTTCATAGCCACCAATATCTTCAAATATTAAATCTGTCATTGTTTCAATATTTAGGAGTTCATCTCCAAAAATAATTAAATCTGGAGTTGCAATTTTTACTGAAGTGGTGTCTACTTTTACTGTGGCTTCTGGCAGGGCTGCTGCCGAATCAGTAGAACTACCTGTGCTAATCTTATCTGTCACTATACTACCTCACTTAAAAATAATGTCATATCTGGTCCATTAGAACTTCTTGAAAAGTCAATGTTGTATACTACAAATCTATTTTCTGGATTTGAGGCTATGCTTATATCATTTTCTATATAATCTAAAGTAACTATGTCTCCAAGTTGAATCGTTGGAATTGAGAATATTTTAACTCCTAAAGACTTTCTAGGCTTTGATGTTTTTTCAACTATCCACTTCATAAGTCCTACCGCTTCATCCTGTGATTGAATATACTGAGTGTCTAAAGAAAAATCTTTTTTGCCGTATGTCATTCTACTAAGTTTGATATCTTGATAGTCTTGCTTAAATTTAAAAGGATTAGAGATTAGTCTATCAGATACAAACTGTGGATTTGACTCAAGACTATTCTTATTAAAATAGTCGTCAACTGTAATCTTGTTGCTAGACTGTTGTGTAAAAGTAATACCCTGAATTCTTAAATAGTTTCCGCTAGTTTCGTCTAGATTGAGTTGTGTATCTGTTGCATTAAATATTAAAAACTCTGCTCCGTAAGATCCTGCTTTAAATCCAGAGACAACATAGCCCTTTACATTATTAAATGTTGGAGAAATTTTTGCAGTTAAGGCTGGATATGCTTTGTCATATTTAAAATTAAATGCTGCTGCTTCTCTCATAATGCTACCGAACTCTTCAAAGTATATGTTATATTTTGGAGGTTCTGAAGATCCTATCCCAGAAAGATATGTGCTTTGCACTAAGCCACTCATTGCATACTTTCTAAACGATTCGCTTGCTGATATCTCGCTGTCTCCAAAAACTGAATTAACTGGAGCGCCCGTAGAAAATGTTGTATTTTGAGAGTAGTTACCAGACAGCGCATAAACATTTTCAAACATTGCTCTGGCTGATCCTCTTGTAAATAATCCAACACTAGAGTATTCTGGAAGTGGATCTGTGTCGTAGACAGTCTTTATCATTTTACCATTTAGGTATAAATAAAACCTACGAACCTTTCCTATGTCTTCATACTCAACTGCTAAATCGTAAACTGTTGGATTTTCTTCTGCAAACATTCTTGATTGTCCAGTAAACCTTCCATCGTCTACTAAGATATTGGCAAGTCCATCATACAAAACAACTGGAACAGCCTTGCCACCATCTGATTTTATTTTGTAAAAAAACACGTTACTAACTGAGGCTCTATCGTCTGACGATAACTTTTCTAATCCAAGCGCTGCTATCTCAAAATAATATCCTACATTTGTAGAGGTGTTTAACATTACTGCTAAGCCAGCAGAACCTCCAGATATACTTATGTTCTTGTCTGGTGTAGATCCATTGACAACAAAATATGTAGTTGATCCATTTGCAGTTTGTCCTGAATCTTTTCCGCCTTCTATCTTGCCAACAATTCTTAAACGTGTTCCAAAATGTTTATACTTTTTATCTGGAAAAGATTTATGAACATATGATATAAAGTTTCTTGGCTTTTCTTTTGTTGTAAAGTTGGGTCCTGTTAAAGAAAGAGCAGAAGATTGGATTGAGCCTGGATGTGGCTGTGTTCCTGTTGTAATTTCTCCACTCATAACTGTTGACATAAAGTTTTTAATTAGTCCAGTTCTAGAAGAAGTTTTTGCCAAAGCATCAGAGGATATGTTGGCATCTGTTGATTTTCCTGCAGCATCTATGGTTGTTGCTGGAACAGGAGTCTTTTTTTCAAACAAGTATTCTGCTGACATATAGCATCCCTTAACATTGTCATCAGATTTCCAATAATCAGATACTCCAGCAGAGTGTGCCACCACTGTAGTTCCAAACTGACCTCGTCCGTGCTTTACGACTGGACCGTTTTTTAACCTTACAATACCAGGCAACTCTTCATAGTTTGGCTCAGAGTATATTCTAACTAATCCTGTAGGATAGATCTTTCCATTAAATGGTAATTTAGAGAAGTAGTCTTGATAGTCTTCTACAGAGGTTACCCAAACATTACCATACCCACTAACATTAAATTGAACTGCATCATATTTTATAATTTCTCCTTCTGAGTAAAAGTATCCGTTATATCTTGTAATCCAATATACAGACTCTCCAAGACTAAAAGTATTATTGATAACAATATTATTTTTTACAAATGGAATGTCTGCTGTTAAGTTGGAGTTTAATGGTATTGCACTAAGAACATAAGCAGACTGATCGTTTACCTCATTGTTAATTGATTTGGTATTCTCTGTTCCAGAAACTTCCCAAAGAAGTGCAGGCTTATATATATAAACTCTTTCGTCATCTAAAAGACTGGCCTGTCTGATAGATCCAACAGATCTTTGGATGTGTCTTGTCGTGTAGTTAATTACTCCATCATTGTATACATTGTTTGACTGAGCAGAAACCTCAATAACATTCGCTATCTTATTACTACTGGTAGGTTTATTTTTAATTTCTTTATCTACAAGAAAATCTTTTGTTCCTTTAAGTTCAAATGTAGTTGCTCTTTGTTGCTTTGTTGGCATAAAATAATCTTTGCTCATCATTACAAAATTATTGTACTCATCAAAGAACATTGCAGTTTGTGTAGATATGGCCAGGTCCTGAAGAACTTCCGCTACACTTTTATCTGGAGCAACAAAAAAATATGGAATTATTATTTCTTTTTCTCCATCGACTCTTTTAAATGTATAGTTAGAAAACCCAATACTGTCTAATAAAAGACACACGGCAGAACTAACAGATACTTGTGTCATTAGCATTTGTGGTGCAGTTGTTGACTCTAAATACCAATACATGTCTCTTAATGTAAGAGATACAGTCTTTCCCATAAAATCTTGTTTAGGAAAAGCGTCAGAGTACAATGTCTTTATTGGAATAAAATAATCCCAACCATCAACATCAACAATGACTTCATAAAATTTAAATTGAACGTGTCTGTTTACATACTTGGAAATTATGCTACCTTTCCAAGTCTTACTTTGGTCATCCAAATAAAAAGGATTGTTTTCATTAAATGCCTGATCATAATCAAAGATATTTATGCTTCCATTAGAAGCAATTAACTGGCCTACTGGCAAACCACTTATCCCAAGATCTGATGCACTCTTGTTAACTGAATAATCTAATGTTTTATCAGAAACATTCACAGCAAGTCTTGGAGAAATTTCGATTAGGTCAAAGGTAGAGTCTTTTACGTTCATAGCGTCTACAACAAGTCTTACTCCAGAAATTAAGTCAAACTCTCTGAACTGATCTTTGCCATCTAGGGATCTTGTAAATACATCTGGAGATGTTGCATCTGTTACAAAGTTTGTTAGTCTATCTACTGTTTCGTCTTGAACATACCAGCCATACTTTGGTGTTATAACTTCATACTCTGTACCGTTCCAAATATGGAAACTTCCTATACTTTTTTCGTTTGCCTTAATAAGATAAGCATATCCCACTACAGATTTTTCTGGTAGCAAACTAGAACTAGCATAAGTTTCTGCAAAAACAAAACTGGATCTCCACTCATCTGGAACTATAAGACCATAAGAAATTTCAACGTATCCGTCACTTTTAATAATTGCAGAGCCATCAAGCCTTGTAACTGAAGGATTAAAAGATATGACATCTTGCCAGTTTCCATCCTTTAAGAATTGAATCTTCCAGTTGCTTGGTGTCTTTTTATTTAAATCTCCAAAAAATGCATCTGGCTTTGATCCTGTTGAAGAAGAAAATGGTCCTAAGTTTTCTGTTCCTGTGTGAGTTTGCATTTTTATAACAAGTCTGTTTGTTGGAACTGCTTCTTTATAAACAACAAAAGGACAAGCATCTTCAATAGAGTTTTGAGATCCTCTTACTTTTGATGCAATTCCGTACTCTTTCCCTGACTCTGTTCTGTAAGATGTCCAGTATTTAAACTTATCATTTTTGTCTGGCATATAGTACCTTGGTCTATCTGCCATAAAAAGATTTGGGTGATGAAGTTTTGCATTTTCAAAATACACAGCCTTGTTAATTCCAGATCTTGGCCTGAACTGTTCAAAACATGATTCTAAAGAATAAAGAGTCTTTAGTTTTTCTTTCTTTGTTAAAAATATTGTTGGATCATTATTATTGTTAAAGGTGCCATCAACTAAAACATCTGCATCTGTTGCACCAGTATAGAAGTTTCCAGCATCGTTAATGTCAAAACTTGTCGGAAGTGATGAGTAGATTGAAGAAGTATCTGTTGGTCTGTATCTATAGTTTCCAATATGCTTTATATTGGTAGGACTATTCATATTCCACTCTGCTGTGATTACTGATTTGTTGCGTACTGTAGATGAGGTCTCTAGAAATGTTTGCAACTCTTTGTTTTCAAACATTACACTTCTTCCAAACTTATTGAGACGTTCCAGTAGTCAAACTTAGTTCCTCTTTTTTCAACAGAGTATGAAAAGTCACTAATAAACATTTCTATCACCTGATTGTATTGTGCTAAATGGTCGTATGGGTCTGCTGTTGATTTAAAAGCACCCTTGCTGTCATAGGTCAAGAATACCCAAAAAGAACCCTTGTGAGAGTTATACCACTCAAGCATATCTGCACCACCTGCACCTCCATCAGTAGTGTAGGACTTGTTAGGAGATATGCCTGTTGTTATGTTAAATGTAGGAACATCGTCATGAGATCTAGAAGGAATAAAATTCCAGTTTGTGCTTAGGCTAATCTTGTCTGCAATATGATAGGACCTCATACGTCCATTAATCATTCTCTCTCGTCTTTCAATTCTTTCTTCTGAAAAATCAAGGGCTCCCCTGTTGTCATCAGTAATTAATAGAAATTGATCTAAAAGTTCTGGACCTGTTCCATCTGGTGCTACTGCTCCTACCTCGTACCCTTGAGGAATATACAGGCCATTTAGCAAAGTACCAGAGTTTTCAGACCAAAGCATACCACTTGGTCTATTATATTTCTTTCGTCCCTGAATATACTTTACTTTATCGTCTATTTCATTATCTGGCATTTAGTGACACCCCTTTAATTCTTCTATCATCAACCTGTCTAATTGTTGACATGACTGCTTGTGCAATTTCATTTGGATTAGCATCTGTTTTTGCATTAACTGTTAATGTATATGTATTATTATACACTGCTCCGCCTACTGATTTTCCATTATTCATTGCCGTCATAGTATTTATACCATGGGTGTCAACTGCATACTTGCTCATTACAAATTCTCCTGGGGTTAACATTCCTGGAACTGTGTCAGTGCCTCTTGCAAGATTTCTAGCAGCAAACTTACGTGCCCCAACACCACGAGCAGTCCTTCCTGGAGCAACTATTCCACCCTTTGCCCAATATCCGTAACCTCTAAGGGTTGCATCTGCTGCTGCGCCTAGAGTTTTTATCCATGGATAAAGTGCCAGTCCTTGTTCTTTTGACCCCTTATGAGATGCATTGTCTGGATCATACATTCCTGCTTTGGCTGCAGCCTCTGCTGCAGCCTTTGCTTCCGCTGCAGCCTTTGCATCTGCTGCTTTCTTGTCAGCAATTGCTTTTGCTTGTGCATCTGCTTCATCAGAATTTGCATCTGCGCCCATTGCAAGCAAGGCTCTTTCTTCTGGAGTAAGTTTTTGTCCAGAGGTTAGTTTTCTTAATGCTGCTGCGATCTTTTCTGCGTTTTCTTTAGCAGTCTTTGCTGCTGCATTTGCTGCTGCTGTCTTGGCATTGGCATCTGCTGCTGCTGCATCAGATGCAGTGTTGTCAAATACTGTAGTTACAGTTCTAATTTCTTTAACTAAGTGCTCTGTTTCTACACTCTTAGGAATTGCATTAATCTTGTCTAAAATCTGGCCCCAAGAAGTATTTGCTGCGTCAACGGCTTTGGCTGCTGCCTCAGTTGCCTTTGCATACTCTATTGCCATCTCTTCAATTGACATAACCTTGTCAACTGTTTCTTCCCACTTATCAAGAGTCATACCAGTAGTATCGTCAATTGCGACTGCTTCTTCTGCAATTGCCGTCAAATATCCTTCTTGGGCTGCCAGCAAAGCATCATCTTTTTCTAATTTGTCCAGAATGCCCTGATGCGATGCCACTGCAGCATCAAGTGGTACTAAGGAATCTTTTAAGGCTTGAAGTGTTGCTTTCTGAGACTCTACTGCCTTTGCTACTACCGCTGCTCTTCCTTCTTCAATTTTATTAATTTCTTCTTCTTTTAGAGCAATGCTTTCTTGTACCCCTAGAATTTCTTCTCTTAAGTCTAATATTTCTTTTTCTATTAACTTTCTTGCAGGGTCTGTTTCTAATTTGTATATTTGTTGAGATATATCAAATTGTCTTTGTGAAATCTCTTTTCTTGTCTTTCCGCTTTCTGGACCCTTTTGAGAATCAAGTTCGTTTGTTCTAGAATTTTCCAGACCCTGCATCATGGCATCGCCTTGGGCTGCAGCAGAACTTGCTCTCATTTCCTGGGCAGCCCTTGCTGCTGCTGCAATGTCTCCAGATGTAAGTGCATCTGCTAAACTTAATTGCTGTCCCTGTGACTCAACGATTTGCTGATTTAACTCATTGACCTTTTGTAATGCCTCAACTTGTTTGTCATATTTTTCATTAATGTCTTCTGCAGCCTTGTCCATAATTGCAAGGTCGTTACTATACATTTGATTTTCTTCATTAAGGGCCTCTATTTTGTCTGTAAACTTGTCCTTTATCTCTTTTTCTTTACCCTTTATAACTTTTTCTATTCCATTAATTTGATTTTGATAACCCTTAATTACATTTTGAACTGCCTTAATTGCGTTATCAACACCCTCATTTGCTCTTGCCTCTGCATCTTGCAAAGAATTTTCAGCATTTGAAATTTGGCTTTCTACTGCTGCACGAGCATTCTGAGCAGATTGAAGATTTGCAGATGAAAGACTTATTGACTTAGCCTTTGTTGCCCTATCTGCCTGAATACTTTTTATGGTTTGGTTAGCGCCAACAGTTGGTATTTCAGTTTTTGTATCTGCATATCTTTTGTCTACAGTTGCTTTTGCAATAGAACCAACTTGCTGATCTGGTTTGTCTTTGCCTACATATGCCGAAGTTGCACTGCCTAATTTTTCTAAACTTAAATTATTGTATATAGTTCTCTTTGAGTCCATGATCTTTTTTGCTGACTCATAACCTTGCTGAATCTGACTTGCAACGGTGCTTGTTGCAAATTGAATTGCAACCTTAATATCTGAGTTTGCCTGTATAGCCTTAAGACCAGCAACTATTTCTTCTAGTGCTGCTGCTGCTTTTTCGCCACCTGTTGCATATTCATCCATTGCTGCAATGGCTTCTGATAGTTGATCTGGGTCACCAATAATAGACCTTAGAGAATCATTTGATACGCCTTGACCCTTTAAGAATTTTGCAACATCTGGAATTCTTTGTCTATCTTTTTGTTCCTGAATTGCTGCTGTACCTCTAGAAATCATGTTATTAATTTTTTCTCTATTAGTTAACTGCTTAGTTAACTCAGCATTTATATTTAGTTCTTCTTGAGTTATTTTGCCAGTAGCAATGGCTGACGTAGTATACTCGTCTTGCAAAATATTTTCTATAGAGGCAGCGTCATATCCAGCAGCAAGCAATTTACGTCTTACGACATCCTGCCTGTTCAATAAGTCTAGAGACTTTTGTGCACCAGCATTAAACTCTCCAACTACTGCTGCATCAAAATACTTATTATAGGTTTTTCCAAGAGTAGATAAAACAACATCTCCTGTTTTTGTTCCCTCTGGCAAGAACTTCTTTTTATTATATGGGTTAACAATTCTGCCTTTATTCTTACCCTTTTTAATTTTAGGTCCTGCTGTGGTAAGGTATTTCTTTTGCTCTTCTGGATCTTGTCCCATTACAAAGTCTATGAACTGAGCATTATATTTCTTTTTATTTAGTTGCTGCTCTATGCCCTCAAACTTATTTTGAACAGATTTATTGTTTCCTGCAGCAAGTGCCTTGTTTAGTTCGTTAATTCCTCCTGCTGCATTGATTGCAGCATTTCTAACATTCTTTAATCTTTGTAAAAGGGACTCATATGGGTCTACCTTCTTAGCACCAGAGCCGTCTTCATCCCCCAGGCCTAAAGCCTTTCTTGCAGCAATATCTGCATTAACACTCTGCATAAGTCTTTCTTTTGCCACTTGTGCTCTTAGGGCTGCCTGACCTGCCTCGCTATCATAGTAGTTACGCATTGTCTCTGAACCACCAGAGGCAGCAAGGTTTTTATTGCGTTGGGTGTCAATATCTCCTTGTGTTATAGTTTTTTCTATAGTAATATATTCTGCAATAATAGTTCTTTTAGTTGATTCAGGCTCATCTTTCCACTGATCCCAAAGTGGAATAAGTCCTGCTAAACTTACTCCGCCAATTTCTTCTGTTTCTATTAATAAATTTTTAGTTATGGGCCCCTTGACTTTGTCAATTGCCTGTAATGATTTTGTTAAAGCAACAAGTTTTGCTTTAGGATCAATCTCTTTGCCATTTTCGTCTTCGCTAGAAAAGAATGTTTGAATATTGATTTCTTTGCCAGCCATTTTTTCAACTAGCCCAATAGCATCAATAGTATCTGCTCTTGTTTTTGGATCCATATTTACAATATCTACAAATATTCTTTTTGCATTCTTTTTACTGTTAAGGACACTAAGTGAGTTTAGTAATGAAATAGTCTCTCCAGAGTCTTGAGTTGTTAATAGGTCTAGTGTTGCATCTAGTTGTGCCTCATTATCTTTACCCTCTCCAAACAATTTTATAAGAGTTGTTCCAGCCTCTGGACTTGCTCCTTCATAAGCAACAAAAGTTTTTATCTTAACTTCTAATTCTTCTGATTGTAAGTTGTCTTTTGCTGTATCAAGAAAACTTTGAGCATAAGGATTTCCTTCATATTTTGTTGTTACTTGAGTATCCAAAGATCCCATAAAAGCCTTTTTATAATAGTCATCAGGTGCCTTTTTTAATTTAGAGTAAGTCCCTACTTGCTTATCTAGGATGCCCTTTGTTTCTTTTCTTAACTCAACAAGTTCGTCTTTTTTCTTTGTTTCTAATGCTAGAATATCCTCATCTATCTTTTTTTGTTTTGCTTTGTCAGAGGTTGCTTCTTTTTGTTTTAATAGTGAAGCAACTTGAGTATCATAAAGTTTAGATAAAGAATCTTCTTGTGCTTTTACGGCTTCTAAATTTTGAACATTTAATGCTGCATATTGTGCTGAAGCCTTTTCTCCTTCTGATTCTCCAAATGTTGGACTAAAAAATTTGAGTGGATTAAAAGTAAGGTACTCATCTTTGATATTTTTCATAAGATTTTCTTCAACATCGGCATTAAGTTTTGACTGCTCTCTTACTATGTTGAGTCTAACGTTTAGTGGATCTTTTACAAGGTTTTGTCCCTCTGGGCCGATTAATTCTAATAAGTTTCCACTTATCTGAGTTGTTAATGTAGAGTTGCCTAGTTCTATTCCAATCTGGCTTGCTACGCTATTTGCTTGCTCTGCTGTCATTACACCATCAGAAACATATGCAGCCAACTGAATGGCTATCTGTTTTGCAGAGTCTATGCCTCCTTCAGTTAAACTTTTTTTAAATCCTTCAAAAACTGTTTTACCAACTTCGTTGGATAAGAAGGTTTCTCCGTACTGCTCTTTTCCTCTGTCAAACCCTTCTGTAAATCTGTTATCAGATCCTTCTTTTCTCTTCCTAGCATAAAGTTCACTGGCTCCAACTTTGCCTGACAACTGTCCAATAGCAGACATTTTTTCTGTTGTTGCAGTAATTTGATCAACATATTTTGATTGTCCTGCTGCTGCTTTTTTGGCTGCTTCATTTAATAAGTAAAGTCCACCACCAACTACTGCTACTGCTGTTGCTGCTAAACCGAACTTAGACATCCCTGCAAGCATTGGAGCCATACCTGCAACTGCAGATGCTCCCATTGCTGCCATTCCAGCAGTCTGTTGCCCAGCCATCATGAGGCCCATACCAGCAGTACCAAGAGCCATTGATGCTCCGCCAGACATTCTTCCTACTTTTTCTGCACGAGCAACTCTGTTTTGCTTAGACTGCTCTCTCTGTGTTTGTTTCTGAGCCTTTATAGTTCTTTGCTGATCTTCTTTTACTGCAGCATCATAGGTTCTTGCCTGGGCAGCATTAAGTTGTGCTCTACGTTCACTTTCTACAAATGCTTTTCTTGCTGCTTCTGTTTGTCGTTTTTGTATTCCTGCCTGCTCTTTTTGTCTTGCTGCTTCGGCTCTTGCTGCTTTCTCAGCAGCAATTGCTGTTGCTTGCTTAGCCTTTAATTCTCTTTCTGCAAACCTTCTAAGAGTTCTATCAATTTCAGATTGACTAAATCCTTTAGCACGTAACTCTGTTGCTAATTGGCCTTGCTTTACTGTAGGGTTTCTTAATCCTGGGTCTCCCTTATCTCTTCCAGGAATAACTCGAAGCCCTCTGGCTGTAGCAATTCTTGCTGCTTGAGTTTTTGTAAGAGTTGTTTGCCCTGGACCTTCAGATGAAAGTCTTCTGTCTGATTGATTATTAGTGCTTGGAACTGTTCCTGGGGGCTTTGGTCCAGTATTTGCTGTTGTTAGTTTTGTTAGTGTTCCAGTATTTTTATCTAATTTATACTCTCCAGGCTTTACCAACACTTGGCTTGGATCAGTTGCAGCAAGATTCATAATTTTGCTTGGCACAAATGCTTTGTCACCAAGAACGGTACTTAGTGCTTGAGATAGTCTAATGTCTTTAGGAAGAAGTTTTGCTGATACTGATCCTCCATCTTTTTTAAACTTAAAGACTCTTTGATCTAATTCTGCTGCTTTTGCAACTAATGCTCTTTCTTCTTTTGTTGATGGATGCAGCCCTCTTGCCATAAAGTCTGCTGCTTTTTTATACTCTTGTGTTTGTGCATCTGTTAAACGTAAAGGATTTTTAGGGCCATTCCAATCAAGTATATTAGAACTTCTTTTCTTTGCAAGCATAAATGTATTTAGGAGGCGGGAATCGTACTGGGCAGTTCCAGTCTTCATCTTTAGGGCTCCTTCTCTACCACCAATACCTAGAGATTCTGTAGGAACAATATGAGACAGTTCTGGTCTTAAGAAGTATCTAACCTTATCTGGAGTAAAGCCAGCAGCAAGCATAGCCTTTCCTGTTTTAGTTTTAAGGGGATCTCCAACTCTTGCATTAAATTCTGCTTTTTGTGCATCAGCAATAGATCTTACAATTGGAGAAAGTGTTGCGCTTCCTCCTCCAGCAGTTTTTCCAGTAGACTTTAGATCTGTTTTAAAGTGATCTACTCCAGCAAATCTTCCAGTAAACCCTCCACCAGCAACAAAAGAGTCTCCTCTTTTTGTTACTCCCATTCTATAAAGCATATTGTCTATAACTTGCTGAGATGATCTTGCGTATCTTGCTCTTCCGTCAGGATCTGACTTAAACTTTTCGTAGTCATCTTTATGAACGTATTTTATTTCATCCCCAACTTTTACTGGAACCATTTTTGATATTTCATCTAAGAAGGCTGTCTGTCTTGGAGTATTAAAAGATTGTTCTTTCCCTGATGGAGGAACTACTGCCTTGCCACCAGACCATGCTGCTTCAACAATTGCTCTTCTTTGTGGATCAAGTGTTCCTAACTTACTTGCAAACTCACTTTGTGCAGAAGCCTTAAGATCATTGACTAGTCTAGAGGCTTGTTCTCCTGCAGGAACATTATATTTTGCAAGTTGTTTTTCTAATAAAGATTTTGGAGCATCAGGGTCAATTCCCTCTATTGCCTTTACAACCCCATCTCCTGCTTTTGTATGCATTGGATGAAGTTTAGACCAATCTGTGGTTGCTCCAGCCTTAAGTCTTTTTAGCATATCTCCATATACAATTTGCTCTGCTGGATCCAAATTAAAAGACTTAAGAACTTTTTCTAGTCTTGGAATAGATCTATTAATTTCTTCTTTAATCGCAGCATCATATTGTGCTGGAGTCATTTTTGCAGCAATTCCTGACGTTGCTTGTGCAAAGAATTTCTTTGCTCCGCCCTTTATACCAAGCAAGTTAATGACTGCCTGTTGTTCCATGCTTGGCATTGCCTTAGAAAAATCTCTAAATCCAGATGCTCTATCAAATACTCCAGCAGTTCCAACATCTGCTAAAACATTGCCAGATAGGTTTGGCTGTTGCAAGTCTTTGTCTCCTCTTAGTGTTGAGGCAACTAGTTGTTTAACCATGTCGGACTTTGAAAACTTTCCATCCATTTTTGCAATTCTTGGATCATAAGGAGATTCAATAACTATAAATTTTCTTTGTCCTGTTGGATCTGTTGGATCAATCATTGTTTTAATTGTTTGTTTTGGTGCTACAAGTCCATGTACTTCTCTGGCAATCTGAGTAGCACGTACTTCTGCTAAGGCAGTCTTATCATCTATTGTTGGTTTTACTACTACAATTTGTCCATTAGGCTTTCTGTATACCCCGCCAACTCCACGAGCAGGAAAACTTCTGCCAGAAAATGATTGAAGCATCGTTCCAAAGTTTGTTGGAGGAACAGATCCAAACCTTCCAGCAAGGACCTGACTTGAGATCTTATCTAAAATTTGTCTAGACTGTGATGTCTCTGCTGCGCTTTTTGGCATTCCAATAAATGTTGGACCTGACTTCTTTTCTGGATGAGGCTCATTGTATCCTTGTCTTGCATCATCTCTTCTTCTATATTTTGCTTGCTGAGCATCTCTAACTGCTGCTGGCCCTGCAGATAAAGGAATACCCCTGCCTGGTCCACCTGGAAGCCTTCCAGCCATGAATCCTGGAACTTTATCTTGGAACATTGCTGTAATTAAACCTCTATATTTGTCAGTAGTCTCTGTAGGTATAACTGCTTCTCCTGGAGAAAGCATTGCAGGGACAACATCTCCCGCACCCTTTGGACCTGGTACAGATATAATTCCTTCTTTATACTTTTTTGTTGGTGGTAATTTACTTACCGCTCTTTTTGCTCCACCCATTCCTCCAGCAAATAGCGCTGGGTTTTGTGATGCCATTGCTCTCATCTGTGTGCTTAAAGAGTTATATGATGAAGCAAGTGCATTAACAGATGTTTTTTCAACATTAAATACTTCTATCAACTTTGTGTGTGTTTGGTGAAGTTGTTGAGAAGATGCAGCATTTTCAATCTGCTCTTGAGTCATGTAGTTAAATCCTGCACCCATGACATTTGTTTGTCCGTTTAGTTTTGCTATTCCTCCACGAAGCATTGCAAAGAATTTAATAACATTTGCTACTCCATTTGCAAGCAAGCCAAATGTCATAAGGAGGACAGGACCAAGACCTGCAACTACTGCAACTATTGTGGCAACAACTTTTTTAGTTTGATCGCTAAGGCCATTAAACTTTTCAAAAAGATTTCCAAAAAATTTAACTACTGGAGTTAGTGCCTCAAGAAATGCTTTTCCTAAAGGCATAATCTCTTGTTTAAACTGCTCTATGGCTGCTTGGAATTTAGCACCAGTTGAGTCTTCTATCTTCTTCATTTCTCTTTCGGACAAAATTGCTAATTCTTCTATCGATGCTCCTGCTAACTGAAATGCTCTTGATGCCTGAGATCCATCCTTAGTTACATTTTGAAACAATGTTGACAGACGTGAAAATTGAAACTTTCCAAACATTTGTTCAATTGCTCTTGCACGATTTAATGGGTCAAGTTCATCTAACGCTCTTGCAAATCCAACTACAGTTCCTTTTATATCTCCCTTATTTGCTTCAACAAGTCCTTTAATATTAATTCCCAAATCGCCCATGAACTTTGCTGCTTTGTCAGATGGATTAATTAAAGATGCAAGTCCAGACTTAAGTGCGTTAGCACCTTCTGATGCATTAATTCCACCTTCCTTCATTGCTGTAAGGAAGAAGGCTAGGTCTTCAACAGATCCACCAAGTTGCTTAACGACTGGTGCTGCTTTTGGAATTGCAATAGTTAAATCTTCAATAGACAAAAGTGTTTGGTTTTCTACTGCGTTAAGAAAATCAATTTTCTTTGCAAGGTCTTCACTAGAAATTCCAAATGCACTTTGTAGAGATATCGTTGTTTCAAGTGCCTGCTGCTGTTCTATTTGACCAAGGACTGCTAACTTTGTTGCAGTTTCAACTTGAGCAGTAAGATCGCTACCTGTAAAACCTGCTGCTGCAGCGGTTGCAGCCATGTTCATTGTATCTTTTACTGCTACGCCATATTTTGTATATTCGGTCCCTAGCCTTCTTATGTTCTGTACTGCTGCTTCGACTTCAGCATCATTTGTAAAAGCGTCTCCATACACACGACGAAACTTTACAATCTCAGTATCTAATTCTTTAAAGGCTTTCGCTGCTGCTGAGCCAAATAAGGCCAAAGGCATTGTCAAACCAACCATCAACTGACGGCCTGCCCACTGAGTATTTTTACCAAAGTTAAGGAGTTGTGTAGATCCCTGCTTTAGTAGTTGATTAAGGAACTGTTGCCTCTGTGCAGCATATTGAATTCTTGTTCCAAGTTCTGTAAATTTACCACTAGCCATTTGAAGGCTTTTGGGCATAATTCTAATTGCATCCATAAATCCAGCATTGGATTTGTTCATTTGGATGTACTGTGCTTGTAATGCCTTTACTCTATCTCTACGTGCACGGTTTATAATTTCTCGCTCTTGTGCAAAAGCCTTACCCATAACACGGGTATTAGCAGTTGCTGCTGCCATGGTGTATCTGTAGTACTCACGAAGTGATAGTTTATTTTTTTCTAAAGCAGATGTAAAGGCTAGTGTGCTTCCTGCAACCTTAACTTGGCTTGCAGAAAATTTTCCTGTAGCACCAACAGACTGGATGAGTTGGGCATTTAAACCCTTTTGAGCATTTGCAGCAGCCAGGTTGCCCTCAGCAAGTGTTTGATGAAACTTACTGAGGCCTGCCTGAAGTGATCGAAGTTGTGCAAGAGCGGCAGCCGTATTAAAATTAATATTTATATTAGAGTTTACATCTGCCAATTCTTAAACACCTCTTTTATTTTATTTTGTTAACGAAGTTAATACTGCGCTTGCATCGGAGTTTTGAACACCTGATGCTGCGTCAATAATTTCGTAAACTGTAGGAAGGTCTAGAAGTTCTTCTAGTGCTTCCTTGCTCTCTGCCAATTCTGGCTTGAACTGTTTCATTGCAATTAGAGCACATTCAATAAGAATGTCCATTGATTTATCGTTGTCATCAGATACCGAAGAAAGAAGTGAGAACTTAGCCATAAATGGTCTAAGCAGAGATAACTTAAGCGGTCTTACTGCAACTTCTGTTCCGTCTATTAGTGTGATTGTCTTCTTGTTTAAAGGCTTGTCAGCCATAGTTCCTCCTTATAAGGTTTAGTCAATTATACCATAGCACAGGCTTATTTTTTAGTATTAATATGACTCGTAATCAATGCCCATGCCAATTCCAAACCCAGCCTTTTGTGCATTTACTCCCTGTAATGCAAGAATATCGTTACTGCCATCTGCAGTCCCTTTGCTAAAGACTCTAGCCTTCATATCTTCCCAAGCGTTTTCTTTACCACTAGCCTTATCTAAATCAACACCCTGCATGGCAGCCAAAAACTTTTTCTGACCATAGTCCAGATCTCTTTTTACTTTAAGAGTTGCTACTATCTCTGGCATTGACATTGAAGATTCTAGTTCATCATAGTCTTTCCAAATCCCCAGCAAAAATACCTCAGCCTCTAACTCTGCTAAATCTAACTCATCCCAAGTAGAACCGCTTTCTTTTGCTTGCTTTTTTACTGGCTCTTCAGATTTTTCATTTATTTTAATTCCAGCCGAGTAGTCTAATAGTTTATAGATTGTTGGCATGTCAATATTGTCTTCTAACTGCTCTTGAGTTTTTATGCTTGGATAGTATTGCCTCATGGTTATTGTTGCACACTTAGACAAATAGTTAATTGCCTCATCATCATTTTTTGATGTTTTTACATTTTCAAATTCTTCTAAAAACAACTTTAAATATTTTATTTTTAATGGGGTGATATACAACTCTGTTCCATCAAAGAGTTCAATTATCGAGGTCTTGTATATTTCTGTAGGCACTATATAAGTATACCAAACAGAAAGGCCCAACCCCGAAGGATTGAGCCTCTCGTATATTAAGTTGTATTATGCTTCTAGGGAACGATCTACGATCTTTCCGTATGATGCATTGTCGTTTGGAAGAAGACGGAATGAAACTTCAAACATTGAAGCCTCGTCACGCTTTGCTGATACTGTTACGCTCTCGATTGAGAGTGCACGGTATGCAACATAGATTCTTTCCTTTGGCTCTAGAGAAGAACCAGAACCTGGTCCTACTGCTACGAGTCCACGCTCTAGTGGAACGTCACCAATATCACCAGCAGACATCTTAATTGATGTTGCTCCTGATGCTGTTACTGGGTCCTGGTTATCTGCAATTGCAACCAAAAGATTTTCTAGTGTTGCTTCTGCGAATGCAGTGTTTAGATTAACTGTCATACCTTGCTTGAATAAACGAGCAACGTCGAGAAGTTGATCTACTGCTACTTCACCAAAATCAGGTTGGAATGCGAGTTCCAAACCATTTGATGTATATCCTACGTTTGTGAACTTCTCTGCCCAGTTTGGTGTTCCACCATCTGTTGAGAGTGTGTCCTTGTAAGATGTTGCGGATCCTGCAAAACTTGGAAGATCTGTCGCTGCTTCAGCGTCAGTGATCGCTCCGTCTGATGTGTATCCGATTGGACCTGCATTATGTGTAAAAAGTGCTGCTGCACCCACGATAATGTTACTACTTGAACCACGGCTATATGCCATATATCTCACCTCTTTCATTTTTATTAAAAGGGGGTTGTTTCCTCGCTCCAATTATACTACCCGTTTATTATGGGTTTACTGGGTGCCAGTCGTAGTCTATGATTATCTTATTCCCCGCATAAGTACGGGCTGTGCCAAAATCAACGATGTCTCTTGTTTCTTCTAGTTGATAGATCTTAAAGTTATGAAAGAATAGTGGCTTAGACTCTGTGTTCCAGGATCCTGGATTTGCTGCTGCCCAGGCATTTAGGTCTTGTGCCGAATCGTCCCCCCTGTCAAGAAGATCGCTTACCTGCTGCTGAGTTATAACCATATTTCTTTGTGCATTGTCTCCTACTGAGTAAAAGTAATAAAGAAGTTGTTCACACTTAATATGGGGGAATGGCATTCTTCTCATTTTAAACATTCTGTCGTAAACACCAAAGACTCCGTTGCTTTGTGGAAATGTTTCAGTCAAGGCATCAATTTCTGTTGGTAGAGTTGGGAAAAAATATGTAGTACCAATTGATCTTGATCCTGATACTGGTGGATCAGAAAGAGTTAGGCTTTCCATGTCTAACTCAAAGTCAGGGTTTATCTTTGATGCTAGGTAGGCATTAATAATCGTAGGTGGGTGATGAATTATTGCAGCCATTAGATGCCTCTCCCTGCGTTAGCAATCCATCGGTATCCAGTCTTTACACCTAAAGATCTGCCACCTGTTTTTGCAGATATCATATTTTTCTTATAAGCCTGTGGATACTTGAAGTATTGTAAAAGGCCACTTGAGTTTAAAAAGGACTGCCTAAAGTAAACACCAAAAAAATTATTAAGCACATTTTCAAACTGACCCTGTGTTTGTCCTCCAGGGTTTTCTACACGAACCTCGTTTGATGTATAAATTTCTGTGCCATCAATTTCAAACCTTAATGCGTTTGCTTTCTTTGGTTTAATCGTAACAGCAATACCTTCTTCCATAATTTTTGCTTTATTGTAGAATGGAACATTTGAACCCTCTTTAATCGAAACCGATTGCTTTAGGGATGATGTAAATGTAATACCAATATTAGTAACCTTATAGTCTAAATCAAAAAGCCTTGCTTGTGGACTTCCAGTTCTTTGCCACTCATAAACATGATGGAGTAGGTCTGGAGACATTCTAGCGTTGGCGTCGACGAACTGTGCTGCCAACTCAGACACCTTTGGTGCTAATGAAAGGTAAAACTCTGTCTTTCCTTTTTGCACTCCATCTAAAAACCCAACCGAGTACTCCATTATGTTGTCTATTTCTTTTTTAAATTGTTTGCTATCGATTACTAGTTTTAACATTAAATATCACCTGATTGATTTTCTGATCTTCTTATTACAACTTTGTAGGACTCAACATTTCCAAATGGACCTGTGAAAGGCTCATAGGTTGCTAGTTCAAAAAGCGTTCCCTTACCAGACCTAGGTCCTGATGTTTCCATGTATATAAGATTTCCTTCTTGATCTTTTATGTCTGTAATTAAAATGTTGGTTAATGCATTCTTGCTATCAAGTAAAGAAATTCTTATATCAGATTTAACTCTTCCAACTAATATTGAATTTTGTGTTATATTTACATTTGGCTTTACTTCTTCTTTAAAAGCAGAGCCACCAGAAGAAAAACTACAGGCAAAGACTCTGTCAAGTACCCAGTGCTTTTTTATTGCACCGAAATCACCTTGCTCAATTATTGGATGATAAACAGATGCTTGCATTGGAAACATGAAGTCTGGACTCTCACAAACTGTCATTATAACACCCCAAGTTTTGTAATAGACTTAGCATACTTTGAAAGTATCTTGTCTACAATTATGTTTCCTGTTCCTTCGAAAAGACCCTTATCAAACTGAATTCTAAACTGATCTGTATTGTAAGAAGAAATAAATCTCTTATAGTAGTCTAACTTTCCACATTCTAAGTCGTGGATAAGCATCTCTGTTGCTCTAAGAATGTCTGATGGTACTGCTGTGTATCCATACTCAACAGTTACCAAGTAATCCCATGTTTTCCCAAACCCTCTATATATAAACTGTGGGTCTAAGGAATCTGATGCTGCTGCAGGTAAAACTAGTGGTGCTGATTCAGCACGGTTAATGTTGTCAGATGACTTTTCAATAATTGCTGTCTTGTCTGATGATACTTCATATTGTCTATCTTCTACCAACTTGTTGTTTTCGTATACCGCTAAAACCTTCTTTACGTCATCCCAGATTGGCAGATAGTCTGCTCCAGTTCCCGTAAAATGTAAAACCTTCTTCTTGTAATAAAATCCTTCTGTAACAATAGAATCAATAATGGCTCTTGCAATTTCTTCATTTAAAGCATACGCTGCTATATCTGATGCTGTTGATCCTTTTGTTGATGGGTCTACATATGGTCTTACAATTTCATAAGTTTCTTCCTTAAGGATTGTTTCTCCAACTCCCCCAAGATTTTTAACAATTTCAACCTTATAAGATGAGTCATAATTCCCTGGCAAAGTTATGCCAATAACGTTTCCTGCTGCCTTATTTAAAAATGTTAATGTTGATACTGAAAGATCCGCCATATCCGTTATGGTAACAGTAATAGTTGATGATGTTATTCCCGCAGGAACTACAAAATCAACAGGTATATCTGCATATGGCGAAACTCTCAATATCTCCATCTTTAATTATCCAAAAGCCTTCTTGACTTCTTCTGGTGTAGCAATGCGAATATGCCCACGAGTTAGCCACTTATCTGCTTGTGCTTTTGTAACAATATTGTATCCCTTAGCAATTGCACCAACCTCTTCCCAACGAACGCTCTTTGTTGAGTGAAGTGCTACCTTATCTGAAAGGTTTACTGACTGTTCGATTACAGTCTTTGGGCCGTCTGCTGCCATTGATCCAATTGCGCCTGTTTCTGTAAATCCTAGTGCTTGAACTGGTTCCTCTGCTGCAGGTGCTTCGACTACTGCCTCAACAACTGGTGCTTCAATAACTGGCTCTGCTACAGGAACATGCTCTACTGGTGCTTCTACCACTGGGGCTTCGACATGGTCTTGCTTTTCATTCTGTGATGAAAACGGTCTATTATAATCATTATTTTCCATTGTATCCTCCTTGTTTGTATTATATCATTAAAGTATTAAGGGGGACAGGAGAGTGAACTCCCGCCCCCCATTAAAGGTACTGATTACAGATTATGAATCTGATGCAGAATCAGCGAATGCAATTGCATCCTCTTCTTCCCAGTTGATTCCGAAGCGAACGAATACAGTGTATTCAATTGTATCCTTCTTCGCTACGTACTCACGGTTTACAGTGATGTCTCTTTGGAATCCCCATACACGGTTTGCAGGGAATGTCAAATCGATATAGCCTGCTGGGTAGTAAGGAACTTCCTGAACTTCAATTCCGAGAACACGAGTTGTACGTGCTCCACCGAATGTCTGTCCGATACCATCAAGGTATGACTGGCGGTTTGCCTGGGTTGATCCTGGCATCTGGCCTGCAAATGCTTCTGCAACTGCATCAGCAAGTGTACCGTTGTTCTTAACGATTCCACCGAATGCATCTGTACCTGCGTAGAACTTAAGATTGTTCTTAAGTGCACGGTACTTACGTGGCATTGCATTGATGATGCCCTGCATTACATCAGGTGTCCAAGCATTATCTGCTACGGTTACTACTGACTCATGTGCATCGTTGTTTGTCTTTACCTTGTTGATAAAGCCATCCATGATTGACAAGAATGATCCTGTTGCACCATCACCATTGATAGCGAGATCTTCGATATCATTTGCGAATGCGTTGGTCATCAAGCGTACTAAGTGATCTTCTAGAGCGTCACCTTCTACACCATCTTCCAATGATTCTGCTGTTACTTCCCAATCAAGACGAATCTTCTTGGTAGTAAGTTC